GTGTTGGCTATTAAGCTATATGTATAGGCACTGTCAGGAGTGGGCCAGAGCTTTACCACTGGGGTGGTTTGTCTGTCGAGAAAAATCTGAGTAGGTCTACCTGTTGAAGATTTATCTGGTATATTCAGATATTCTGTCCTTCCAATCCTAGTTAATTGTAAATCAGTGCTATTAGAAGAGGCATCAGTTTGACGAATAACCGAGGAAACAATATCTAAATCATAAGAATTTAGGGTATAGCTACTCGTACCCGAAGTTAGGCTCGTAGTTACTTGAGCAATTGTCCAGAGATTAACGCCCCTATTAGACCAATCTGCGAACATTATATTCAGAGATCGTCTGGCAGTCTCCGCATCATATCCTGTTCGAAGTTCTAGCCCCGCTAACTCATAGGCTTCTTCTATTGTATCCGCTATGGTTAGCGCAAAAGTCTTAGTCCCTGAAGTGGCCATTGTTTATGACCCAGGAGCTTCATAATACTTCAAGAATTCACACCAAACTGTGTATTCATTCCCCGCATCAGCGGTAGAAGGTATTACAAAAAGTACATCTCCCGTATAGCCCGTAGCCGCCGTATTCTTTAAACCACCAAACTCACTAAAATCAAACGAATTATCATAAGCCAGTGTTAAAAAAGTTACATCTGTATCTGCATCCCAATCAAGGGAAGCGGGGGCATCAGGTGCCCCGCTACAAGTGTACCAAATTTTATTTAAAGAAACATGTGCACAAGATTCACCATTCCACACCGAAGCAGTTAAACCTGAAACATCAACTAATGTTGTACTACTGGCACTTCCATCTGAATAAACAGAACAATAAACTATAAGTTTCTTCTCGCCATCTAGTTGATTAGTTGGACCTGTGACTGTATTAGCCATAGTTTACCACACTTATATGTTTAGTTTGATTAATGAGTAATCAGTAGTTACATCAACCAGCATAACTGTACCCACGATATCTAAGATATCGCTTGTTGCGGGGGCTACGGCACCTGCAACTGTTGCTGATCTCACTGCGTTATGCCCAAGCACTAATGTTCCTACTGTTAATACTGCTGCTGGTCCATAAGTTTGGAACCAACCGTAAGCACTTAATGCCATGTCAACGAGCGGAACCCCCATTACTGCGCCTGTCTCTGCTGCTGGTGCAACCACAAGTCCAGACCAAGGGTCTGACATTAAAGAAACCTTAGATGAGGTTGTTATTGCTGTAGCCAATGCATCGTGGCATGTAATAACAACGGAAGGATCATCCGAATGATCGTGTACTGGGTTAGACTTAATTTTTAAGCATTGTCCTTCACCAGCAGCATCATTTACATAAAGATAACCACCTGCGTACTGGTTCAAAGTAAGGTCAGTTCCCGCTGTTTCAACAGAAATTTCATATTCACCTGCCGCAACACCTGCGGTTGGGGCTAAATCTTGGTGATCGGCCTTTGTTCCAACAATAGTTTGAACAAGTTTTCCTGCTGTTAATGCAACACCACCTGCTAAACCATATCTAAATACTCTGTCACCGTAGTAAAGAACTGATCCTAAAGGAATATCGTTTCCTAAAGAGTCTGTTACAGAAGTTGTGCCACTTGTGAAAGGGTTGATAATTGAGTCTGGGTTAGATCCCTTACCGGTAAAAAAGTCCGTAGGTGCAAAACCTAGTATTGAACTTGTTCCAGTTACGCTACCAATTTGGTACGCACCACCTTCTCTAGTTCCATAAGTGGTTTCTGTTCCTGTTGTACTATTAGTACGGTAAGTTATAAAACCGTTTTTAGACCTGACTGGTCCAGTAAAACTTGAATTTGCCATAATTTTTTCTCCGAAAAAATAAGTCCTATAGTCTTGGCTCGTCTGCTAGGTCAGTCTATAGAACAAAGTAAAGAAGCCTAGAAATTCTATTCTATAGTAGTAAATATAAAAAAGAAAGGGAACCGAAGTTCCCTTTCTAATACGCCGTGTACTATGAAGAAATTTTAATTTTTCATAGTATTACGCACCTGGAGATCCGTAGATCCCTCGCCAATCACTCCACCCAAAACTGTATCGTTCTCTAGCCTTGTATCTTACGTTACCAGTTTCGAAGTCCCCTTCCATACCAGTTGTCATGCTAGCTCTTTCAAAGTGCTTCATACCGTTAGGTCCATCCGTCTTGATAAAGAATGCATCTGTATCAGTTAGGAAATGGTTAACTGTATAGCCCTCTGGCAACATACCCATATTCTTAAGGGCATTGATGTCATTGTCTGCCGTACCCACTCTTCCAGGAGTATTCAATACTCTATCCGCTACAAATTGTAGCTGAGGGGGAATGATCAGTTTTCGGGCCTGGACATTTACCTTGATGCCTCTTTCATCTTTGAAACCAGCAATATCAATCAAGGAATTTTCCAGTGAAGTTTCGTTCAAGTCTGCAGCGGTACTCGGCTCATTCGCTAGATCACCAGCCGTTATGGTTGGATGGTCAGTAGTTAAGAGTGGCTTCCCGTCGCCTCCTGGATAGGAGGTTGAGAAAGCGTTGTTAAGTACGTTTGCAGCTTTTACTTGCTTCGTGTTAGCCATGGACCTAGCCAGTGCTCTCGTGTATCGAGAAGAGAGAGTATCGTAGAGATTATCTTCGATAGCTTCTTCCGTCAGCGCAAAAGCAAGAGCTATGGTTTCATGAGTATAGCGAGCAGTGAAGGTTTCCTGTGCTGTGTCGTAGCTTACTGCTGCACCCTCTCCTTTAGTGGGAGCTTGTGCGAAGCCTGATAACATCACTTCTTCCTCAAATGCTCTTTCTGAAGATTCTGTGTCAAAGATTTCAGAATGCTCATTATCATAGCGATCATACTCAAGACCAAAAAGGGCATTAAGTCCTGGCTCAAGTTCCTTAACTAGTTGTGCTCTGTTAATAGCCATTATTAATCACCTTTAGCTGTTGCCGAATACAGAGGCGGGGAAGGAAACATACATTCTAGCGTATTGACCAATAGAGTTATCGGGTCTTCCAACAAACCCGTGCACTAAAGCAATTCCACTAGAAGTTGTTGCCGTAACAGCTTCTTTAGATCGACCATTGTTAGTATCACCTGCAGTTGTCGTGATGGTATTTGTTGTACCAACCGTAGCTTGAGTAGGAGTTGCAGATCCCTGCGCCTCGTAAACAATATCCGGATCGGCATAAACATACGCCTTCGCGTCTGCAGAACCTAGTGTTGCGACATCGGCGGTCCACATCTTTGCAAAAACCACTTCACCCGTCGTTTTCTGGTATTCAACACCGTAAAACACACCTAGAGGAGTACCTGTAGCAGTCCCCTGAATTACATAACCACTAGATAGATTAACAACATCACCTGAAAAGATAGACGCATTAGTCGCACTCGCAATCGCAAATTCAGAAGGTCTTATAGTACCGCCAGTCATGTGATAAGCAGGTGTAAAACCATTTGGGTCATTTACATTCGCCATTTTATTTCACCTATAAAGTTACCTTAAAAATTAATGATTCTCACGAATCACCACCTGTTCCAAATGTAACCTTCGTCTGTCTATTAGGTTTACTAATAGGCATTAGAGGGTTACTTTCCCGCATAAGATTCGAATCGACTGCCTCCATCTGGTCTGAAGACATTTGTTTATAGTAAGCACGTCGTTGTTCGACGGTTTCGATTGGCATCTTAGCGAGTATGAGACCGCCTACCCCAATTACACCTGCGTGTCTACCTTCGTCTACGGTGGGAGCTTCAAATTCAGGGTGGGCTTCTGCTCTCACAGGTTCCCATCCTTCGCGAATACGTTTTGACATATTCCCTCTATCTTCTACTCCGACCATTGATTCCCTTAGCCATCGATATATGTAACCTGAGGGGGGTTTCGGTGCGTCCAGTACGGACGGTGGTTGCCATGGTTTTCTGCGAGAAGTTTTTTCTCGACTATCTGCAGATCTTGGAGTCCGATCTGGTGCGGTATCTTCTACCATTCTTTACTCCTGCTTAACGTGTTTAGCGTATTCTTCAAGTGGTACACCTAGTCTCTTTGCTATTGCAACTTGACTAGGTGTCAACCTGACAGTGCGTCCCTTTCCTGCTCGACCTCTAGCTCCTCGGCTAGCCCCAGCAACAACTTGGACGTTTTGAGTCGCTCTTCCCAACTTATGAGGAAAAGAGTCGCTCATTCTTCTATCCACCTCCTGATAATATTCATCAGTAGAGGGATCAAAGCCTTCGTTCTCAACTAATTGTCTATGGAAAGCAAAAGCACTCGTTGTCATAGCCAAATCAGTTCCGAACCACTTATTCTGCCCCGCCCACTCTTGAGCCTTAGGGTCAGGGGCAGCGGGAGCGGGAGCTTGAGTTGGTTGCGGTTGGGCCACTTGTTGTGGCTGTTGCGCTACCTGTTGATCTTGTCTAGCCTCTCTAGCAGGTTTAACACGATTCAAACTCTCAAGTTCCACCGCAAGAGTAGCTACGTCCTTCTGTGCCACCAACATTTGATCAGCATCGCCAAGCTCATGCGCTTTCTTATACTGAGTCTCAGCAGTGGCTAATTGGCTAGCAACTCTTGCGCTATATTCATCATATAGGTTTTTATCTTTTTGTGAAAGGTTTACTTCTGTTCTATTTAACTGCGATTGAACATTTTTTGCATAGTCAAGGGCAGCGGCTTCTCTTCTTTCGGCCTCTTTAATCTTGTAAGTAAGTTTATTTATTCGTTTCTTAACTGATTCGCTGTAACTAGCTATTTCTGTTTCATCAGATTTTTCTGGGTCTTGAACTACTTCAACAGTAGGTGCTCCCTCTTTTTCTTCTTGATCTAGTAATTCAATTTGAACTAATTCTTCTTCTTTCTCTACCGGCATGGGTTCAGCCATGATTGCTCTCCTTTGCGCGACTACTGTACGTCTTCGGGGTTATCAATAACCGCCAGTACTTCGTCATCGTTTAATAAGCGCAGATCTCCACCGTCGATTTTGATGCGTGCCCCTGCGTATCTTCCAAAAATAATCCAATCCTTTTCCTCACACCAAGCGCCATTGGGAAATTTAGTGGTATCTTTGTAAGCATCTGGTCCCAATGATACTACTAAACCCACCGTAGTGGCTATCCGTTCTTTTTCAAGATAAGAATCGGCCAACATTATACCCCCTTTAGTCGTAGATTTTCTACTAAAAGGAAGGATCAATATCCTATAGCCCGTGGGAGCGGGAAGCTGCTCAACCAAAGACTCATCTTGTTGAATGCTTTCGGGGGTAAATTCTCTTTTAGGTTTAGAAGGTTTTGAATCCTTAAACCTGTCAACATGGGTAGGGATAATTTTAGGTGATGCATCAGTTGCCATCGTTTTGCTCCTGAATGTTTTGCAGGTCTATTACTATTCTCTCAGCAGAACTTAGACCTGTAAGTTCCCCGAGAATCTTTTGATAACTGTTCCAATCCTGTACGCCACCTGTTTTTAAAACATCAGTAAGGTCATCTTGTCGCTGACGCAGTTCTCTTAGGATTTTTTCTGTTAAATATAGTGAATCCACTTATGGTCTTCTTAACTTAGCCTTTTTCACACGGCCCCCGCCTTTTTTCTTTACACGGCCCCCGCCGCCATAAGAAACCGACTTACCCGTTTTCTTGGCATAGCGTTTTGCCTTCTTTTTGCCCGCCTTTGAATAAGAAAAATGTTTATCTCCAACCTTAGGCATACTTCACCTCCACGCTACCGCACTCCACTAGGACTTTTGTTAAACTTAGTGCCTTTAGTAGCCGCTCCTTTCCCTTGAACTGTCGCACGGCCTTTACCAAAGACCTTCTTATAAAGAATATCTATGGACTTTACCGGATTGGCCAAGTTAATTCTATTCGGAGCGGGAAAACTTACAGCTTTGTACTTAGTAGTGTCTTTCATATCAATCACCTTTAGTTCGGGTATCAGCGGAACGCACGTCTTTCAATATCTGCCCATAGGACTTATTAATACTGTCCTGTGCCTTTAAGAGAGCTTCTTCTCGCTCTTGGGCAACCTTCATTTCAGCTATGGACTCCTGAGATTCTATTTTAGCTAAGTCCACCTCACTGTCCTGTCGTGCTTTTAAGAGAGCCTCTTCTCGATCTTGAGTAACCTTCATTTCAGCTATGGACTCCTGGGACTTTATTTTAGCTAAATCTACCTGATTGCGTAAAGAGTCGCTCTGGGCACGTTGGGCAATTTCCTCTTTCTTAAGCTCTATAATAGGCTCCATTTGAGCGTTTTCTTGCGCCTTTTGAAGCGCCTGCGCCTGACCAGTGACTTCTTGAGTGGCGGTGGCCGCTGCCTGAGCTATCTGATTCATTATTTCTGGCGGCATTTGTCCTTCGCCCAGCTCGGGGAGGGGTTGTCCCATGGCGCGTTCTATCTGCTGTTTGTACAGCATTGCCTGATGTTCTTGAATATTAGCCTGTATAGCCTGAAGAGCAGTAGGGTTCTCCTGCATTGTGGGGTTTTGCATAAACGCACCGTGCGCGGCGATATAGGCTTCGTGACTTTGAAACGGAAAAGCCCTAATCGGCTGGCCCATCATAGCGGCCTGTTGTTCGCTGATGGGGTCGCGCGGAGGAACTTGTGGCGGAGGGGGTAAAATAAGCTCTATGTTCTTAATCTCTAGAGCTTCGTACATGCGTTTGTAGGCTTCGTGTAGGTTGTGTATTTGCGGAGCGGCTTGGGCCATTTGTAGTTCCTGCTGCGCTAACATCACCCGCTGTGCCATACTGAAGATATTAGGATCACTTACGGGGATGATATCCACACGGTCATCAAAGTCGGTTTGTTTAACCTGCTGGTCGGCCCCTGCTACCTGATACGGATACACAGGCGGCAAAGACCGAGAAAAAATTCTCGCCAATAGCCTGAATTCCTTCTTCTGCGCAAAGTGCAGGCGCTTATGTATAGCGGACATCACTTTTGTGCCCCGCTCCAACATAGCCACTGTAGTGCCCACGGGCAATTGTTGACTGCCTATGTCGCCTACTTGCATATCGGCAATACTGGCGAACCGCCGACCACTGTCCACTAACACTCCCAACAACTGACTCAGTACATTGCTGGGTTCTTTATAGGGTAGGGGCATCAGGGCGTCACGAATTACACCTCCAGGAACATCTACATCTCTAAATTCTCCTGGACGTAAGGGTTCGTCCTCTCCCTGCACCCGTAATCCTCGTGCTTTAAAGCCTGCGGGGAGATTAGACAATGTGCCCG